CGGGCCGGGTGCCGCAGCCTGTTCGGGGGCGGCAAGATCTTGGGCGGCGTTCGCGAGGAGGGTGCGCATGTAGTCGACGGCGACCTGGTCGGCGGGGGCCGGGGGTTCGGGCACGTGGACGATCTGCGGGGCCTCAGCCACGGGCGCGGGTGCGGCGGGGGGTGGTGTGGCGGGGGCATCGTTGGCGACGGCGTGGAAGATGCTGCGGAACCAGCCCACAGCCACCTGCTCCGGGTCCGCCTCCGGCGTGGTGTCGGCGGGCGGCGGCACGTACGGCGCATCCGGTCGGACCGGGGCTTCGGGTGCGGGGGCGTCGCCTGCGAGGCCAGCCATCAGGGACCGCATGTGGTCGGGCTGGTAGTCGGGCATCGGGTCGAATGCGGCGACGGCTGCGGCGCGGAAGGCGTCCGGGTCGAACACGACCGGGGCGGGCTGCGCACTGACGGGATGCCGTTCGCCTTCGACGTATGCGACTTCCACGCCGCCCTCTGCGGCGACCTTGACGACTGTCGGAAGTGTCGGGGCCGGGGCCTGGTCGCGGCTGGTGTGCGCGTAGTTGTACACGCTGAGGTCCCAGGCGGCGGCTGTGGCGCGGGCCTGGTCTTCCTCTTCCGGGGTCATGCGCTGCGGCTTGGCGACCTCGTCGGCGAGTCCGGCTGCTACTGCCTCGTCGGCGAAGTACCAGGTGGTGGCCTTCATGCGGGCCCGCCACTGCTTGACGGTGCCGCCCGCGCGCTCTGCGTAGACGGAGGCGATGTTGTCGCTCTGGCGGTCGAGGAACTCGGCGTACTCGCGGAGCTCTTCGGGATCCCCGACGGCTACGCCTTGCGCGTCATGCACCATGAATTGTGCGTGGGGAGCGACGGTGATCCGGTCGCCTGCCATGGCGATGACGGAGGCGATGGACGCGGCGAGCGAGTCGACCTGAACGAGGACTTTCGCGCGGTGTGAGCGCAGAGCGCTGTGGATCGCCAGTCCGTCGAAGACTTCTCCGCCAGGGGAGTTGATGTTGAGGCGGATCTCCGGGGCGTCGATCGCTTTCAGCTCGTCTACGAAGGCTGCGGCTGTAATGCCCCAGGAGCCGATGTCTCCATAGATGGAGATGCTGGCGAAGGGGGTGCCGCCTTCGTCGAGGGCGTTGGTGACGCGGTACCAGGTCTCTGATCCGTCGGGTGTGGGGAGTGTGGGGCGGAGTGCGCGTCCGCGCTCGGCGAGTGCTTCGGGGCTGGCGGTGTTCCAGGTTCGCCGTGTGTGGCTCATTGGCTCCTGCCTTCCCCGGTGTGGGTTTTTGCGTAGTCCAGGCAGGCTCATTGTGCACTATGTATTGCCGTTCATATGGGGTCTGACCTGCGATAACACGGTTCTACCGTGGCCGTATCGCGGGGGTCGCATTTCTTTAACGTGCGGGTTTGTGAATTCCTGCTACTCGGATGCGTGAATGCATGTATTCGCGTACCGTGTTCATGTATGGACAGGAACACTTCGCAGGATGCGACCACACGGGCCGAGGAGTTGGCCGCTCGTGTACGTGCCGCGCGGCTCCCCGGACCGGGTGAGCGGGCGCAGATCCGGTCTCAAGCCGGTGTGACGCTGCGGGACTTCGCGCAGACGCTCGGGGTCAGCCAGATGACGATGTCGCGGTGGGAGCGGGGCGAGGCTGAGCCCCGACTGGAACAGCGGGTGGCCTATGCGCTGCTGTTGCGGGAAGTCGCCGCCGCCACGAACGAGGAGGCGTCGTGAGCGTCGACAGCCCTCGACACGTCCTCAAGCTGGACTGCTCAACGTGCGGCACGACCGGCATCACTGTGTGGGCCGACCACGCCAACACCTGCCCCGGCCCGCCACGTCACGACGAACTGACCGGACCCCTCGCACGCGTCCGCCACATCGAAGGCCGCCTGTGGGAGAACAGCGACGTGCGGGAATTCCCGGTCTCCACCGTGTGCCACGCGATCGCCAACGATCTCCGTATCGCCCTCGCCGTCGACGACCACGAGCCGACCCCGGTCGACCTGAACACGGGCACGCGAGGCGAGTACAGCGAGTGGGTGATTGAGACGAAGCTTGGCCGCCGTCTCGCCGTGTGTGTCGACCGCAGCCCGTATCCGGAGGACGCCCGCCAGCAGTTGGAGCGGCTGCGGGCCGCTCATCCGGGGTTGGTGTTCCGGGCGGTCAGGGAGTCGACCACACGGGCCGAGGAGGAGTGGTGATGGTGGACCTGCATGGCTGGATCACCCAGCAGATCGACCGCGTTGAGGCTGGCACGCGCTCGGCCACTCCCGGACCGTGGACGGCCGACACGGACGACGACAATGTGATGGCTGACGCTGGCACCGTCGCCCGGATGTGGGACTACGTGCGGAGCGGCAGCGACGTACAGGTGAAGGCCGACATGAGCCTGATCATCGCCCATGCCGACCCCACTGCCGTGTTGCGCAGGTGTGCCGCCGACCGGAAGATCCTCGCCGAACACCGCCCCCACGGTGGCAAGTGGGAGCCGTACGCCTGCGAGGGATGCGGCATGGACGGCGGAGACTGCGCTGACTGGATGATCGAGCACGTCAACGACTGCCCCACCCTCCTCGCACTCGCCGAAGGCTACGGGCTGACGGAGGAGCAGCGCGCAGCACTGGACCGGCCCGAGCCTGAGCGGCCCGCACCGACCGGGCCCGGCCTCCTGCCTGACGGTCTCGCGGAGGCCATGTTCGGCAACCTGTACGCCGCGTTCCTCGGCACGCGTCCGGTTGAGCCGCGCCCTGAGGTGAAGGCGATGGAGATCCTGGCCCCCGAGTTGAAGAAGATCCCCGGCTACATTCCCACCACCGAGGAGCAGCCGTGAGCGACGACTACGACGACCAGCCCGTGGAGTGCTGGCACACCGAGCCCGACACCCCGTGCGACTGGGACGTCTGCCGTCAGCCCGAACGCCTCGCTGCCGGAGACCGGGGCATCGACCCAGCGCGCACCAGCGTGGCCGTCGACCCACTGCCGCGCCCGCTGTCGGAGCACTGCCGTCCGGGCCGCTGCCTCGCCCTCACCTGCTGCTCGTACGAATGCAGCCAAGGCCGATGCCCATCCATCCCCGAAGAGTTCAGGAAGACCACTCCATGAGACCCGCCTTCTCAGGCATCACCGCAGGACTGATCATCTACCCCATCGCCCACTGGGGAGCGCACTGGAGCCACGGCGACTCAGCGCTGATCGCTGCCCTGTGGATCGGCCTGGCGTACGCACTGGCCCGCGCGATCGACAACCCCGAGCCAGGCGTGCCGCTTCGAAGGCGCAGGAGGAGGTAGCAGCCGATCACTCCCAGACCGCCGTCACGGTTCCCCGACAGCGGATGCCACCCTCGCAGTGCTGATACCCACCCGACCCGTACACGGCGCGCACCGCATCCAAGTCCTCAAACTCGGTACCGTCGATCTCCTTGCACGGCTGGCAGGTGTTCGAGTCGAGCTTCTCGCTTGAGAAATACCGGGCCTTCGGAGCAGCAGCAAGCGTCGCCACCCGGCCCGCGTTCTGCGCCCGATGCAACGCACCCCCAAGCTGATCCCGGCGGAACCAGTTCTTCAACCCGCGCAGGAACCCGCCAACCTTCTCCGCAACCTCCGAACCCCGCACCCCCGGCACGAGCAGGCGCAGCGCTTCACGCCCTGCCGAAGCCGCAGTGTCGGCAGCAAGGAGAGCAGCAGTCGCCGCAGCGATCTCAATCAGCTCCGAGCCGAACGCATTCATGAGCCCCTTATCCACCTTCGGCGGCCGCACCTTCACACCCTGCTCAGCAGCCTCCGCAGCCATCTGCGCGGCCGCCGTCTCCGCCATCTCACCAAGCGCCCGCCGCAACACGTCAATGCTCGGCCCCGCATCCACGACCAGCGTCGCCAACGCCTCCGTATCCCCAGCATCCACGGCCGCCGCAATCTGCTCCTCCACCGCCGCATACTGCGCCTCAGCCACCGGCCCCCACGCCTCCAGCAGCGCGCCGAGCGCATCCTCGAACTGCTCCCGCACAGGAGCAAGATCCGGCTCCACCGCAGCAGCACGCGGCACCCGAGGACGCGCAATCACCGTGTTGAACGACGGCAAAGACCGCGCGGCCGGCTGGAACGGCACGTGGTGATGCAAGTCCAGCCGCGCCGCCGGAGCAGGCGCCAAGGCCGGAACAGCCGGGGGCGCCACGGTCACGGGCGGCCGATACCCGAGATCAGGCAGCCCGAGATACTCGGACACCAGGACCGGGTCAGCGCCACCATCCACAAGCGTCTTCCACGCTGTCGACTTCGCCGTAATCTCCGCGTTCCGGGCCTCAGCATCCGGGGGCACCGGGTCGCAGTAGTCGAACTCCAACTGCCGTGCCGCCTCCGGCCCGTACAGCGGCAACAGGTCGTTGATCAGGGCGCCCTTCCAGCGCTCCAGCCGGGGAACCGTCAGCTGTTCCGCGAACAGTACCTTCGACGCTTCGGCGGTCGCCCGGTTCACGTCGCCGACCTCGCCGAGGACGAACGCCGGCGCGCCAAACGCCTCCCGGATCACATCCCGACTGACTTGCCGGAGCTCGGCGAACTGCATGTCCCGCTGCGTGTATTTGCGGTCCTTCCACGTGCCGTGCTCCAAGAACGCGACCCGGTGCGCGTTCGCCACGCCCTTGTGCTGCTCGTTCCAGCGGGCTTGCAGCTGGTCCCATTCAGGGTCGGAGAGGACGGTGGGGAGTTCGATGATCCCGCCGGGCTCGGCGGAGTTCATGAAGAAGTTCCGGTTCCACTCCGCGCTGTACCTGCTCGCGTCGAGCTCGGTGAGCACCGACTGCACCGGCCCCATACCGCGGTACGGGTCCAGCGGGTTCGGCATCCGGATCTGAATAACATCCTCAACGCGGAGCGCGATCTCCTGCCCGTCCGGGCCTGTGTACAGGTAGCCGGAGATGAAGTCGGTCGGGTGCGGCACCGGCTGGATACGGTCCGGGCGTACCGGCCACAGCTCCAGCGGCATCGGGGAGCGCGGGTTGCGGGCGATGACCAGCCAGCCCTCACCGGTCAAGTCGATGTGCTGCTGCACCGTCTCGACAAGCTCTTGCCGGGTGAAGAACTTGTTCGGCCGGTTCCACAGGTCGAGGACCGCATGCTGCGTGACCTCGACCCGGTCCTCGGGGAGTCCTGAAGGCGCCTTGCGGTACAGCTTCCAGTCGACGAGCGCCGTTGCGTTCGACGTGCGGTTGACGATCGAGAACAAGGTCCCGACGTGACCCATCGCCCGCATCTGCGCCTCAGCACCAGACGGCGCCCGCCACGGAATCGACAACCCCCCGCGCGACGACACGTACGGCACCGGCGCCCGGTTCCTCAAAGCACGTAGAGACCTCACCGGGCTGTCCCCTTCTCGTTGTCGGACAGGACACCCATCAGCAGAAACGACACGGCCGCACCAGCAAGCCCCGCACCCACGCCCCAGGTCACCCACGCGGACGCGGTACCGCATGCGAACCCTGCGGTGGTGTACAGGCCCGCTCGGGCTTCGGATGCGGCGGCCGCGGCTTTGGCGAGGCGGGCGCGGGCCGCGGCAAGTGTGGCGGCTGTCTTCTTCACGCCGGCCTCCCAACGGTTCGACTACCTGGCATTGTCCACGGTTGTCCAGCGGGTTGGGAGCCGTCGGGCGATCACAGCCAACGCACCCGGGTACGGCCGACCAGGTCACGGGCCGCGCACATGTACCTCAGGGCGTCGCAGCCGTGGTCGTTCTCCTTCAACGGTTCTTCCTTCAACCCGCCCTTATTGCCGGGCTTCACCGCCCACACGTAGCCCGTGATCTCCTCCGCCGTGCCCATCGGCAACGACGCTGCCTCCAACTCCGGGTCCCGCTCCACGAGCGCCCCCCGCCGGATGAACAACCGGGGTCGGCCATCCGGCTGGACCTTGAGCCGGGACTGCACGGCTTGGATGCCGTCGGAGACGGACTTGTGCGCGGGCCTCGTCGACAGCCCAAGCTTCCGCTCCAGCGTGGCCCGGTCCTCGGCGTCATGGTCGGCGTAAATGCCGCGCGGGAGCTGGCCGCGGGGCTGGCCGTTGTCGTGGTAGAGCAGCGTGCGGATGCGTTCAGCGTGGTCTTCGACAAGGCGGCGGGTGAAGTAGATCTCGTGGTTCAGGTAGAGGCGGCCGTCGCCGTCCTCCCACCAGTCCTGGTAGACGAACGGGTTCGTGTACCCGAAGTCGACGGCACCCCATCGGGACCAGCCGGGGCCAGGCTCGATCTTGTCGACGAGGTGAATGCCTTCATCCCACGCTTCGAAGATCTGCCCCTCGGCCGCGGCCCACTTCCCGTCTCGGAGCCGGAGGCGGCGGACGCCGGTGAGCGCGTCGAGCTTCTTGAAGTAGTCGACACCCTTCGCCGTGGGCGTGCCGTCCGCGTTCATGTAGGCGGGGTTGTCGCGGTGCCGTGAGAGCAGCATGCGGGCGCCGCCCTGGTCGCAGCGTTGTTTGATCCAGTGCTTGGGGTAGCTGGGGTTGCAGGCGGCGATCTGCTGCTGCCAGGCGAGGATGCCGTTGCGGAGGCGAGTGCCGATGGCTTCCCAGTCGTCGATGGTGAGTTCGGTGGCTTCGTCGGCGAACACGATGTCGTACTCCGCCGACATGATCTTTTCTGGCTTGTCGAGCCCACCCACGTTGATCTTCGAGCCGTTGGAGTACCGGTAGCCAGGTGCCTCACGGGTGCTGCCGCCGAACCAGGTGACGATCCCCGACGCGAGCGCAGCCTTGGCGACCTTCTCCTCGTAGGTGACGAGGGTGGTGGAGCCGAGAGAGACCGCGGTCTTACGGACGATCAGGTAGCGGGAGCCTGGGTTGTTCAGGGCGCACAGGTGGACCCGCCACAGGCAGGCCAGTGACTTTCCGGTACCCGCCGGCCCGGCTATCACCAGCTCTGAGTCGCGCGCCTTGAAGACTTCGTGGGCGGCGCCGCGGGGTTCGTAGCGGACGACGGTGTCAGCTTCGGTCACGGGAGCGCTCCAGGTACTCGGCCGCGGCCCGGAACCGTGCTGCATCATCCTTAAGCAGCCCGAGGGCGGTGTTGCACGGCGAGCACAGCAGCCCGCGCACACACGCCCCGCAACAGTTCTTGTAGCTCGGGCAGCACGAGTGATCGTGGTCGACGTGCAGCGAGTACGGGCTTTCCGGCGGTGCCGAGCAGATCCGGCATCCTCCGCCCTGGGTCTCCAGCAGAGTGTCGTACGTCTCCAACGTCAGGCGGTACGAGCGGAGAAGGATCGCCGCGCGTGTGCACAGCCTGCACCGCTTATAGAACCCGTCAGAAGTGGAAGCGCACTTTCCGAAGGCGGCGAGGGGAAGCCACGTCTCGCAGGACGGACACCTCTTCTCACCCGCTTCGTTCCTCGCAGTCGGGTCGGTGAGATGCTTGATCTCTGCCGCCCCAGGGGAACCAGTCCGCCGATTCCGGGCCCAATGCGTGCGGCACATGCCGTGCCCTACCGCATTGATGCCACATCCGTCGATGGAACACACGCGGCTAGAGTCGTAAGTCCGGACCACTGCCGATCCGGGATCGCCGTTGCGCTGGGTGCGGTCGTAGTGCGCGTAGCAATACCCGCGGGCCACATGGGGGCGGTCACATCCGTCGATGGCGCAGATGACGCGCCTGTACGCGCGCACGAGGTCGTTGCCCGGGTCCCCGGATTCGCGCCACCGGTTGTAGTGGGTACGGCACCAGCCCCTAACCTTGGCTGGTCGGTCGCAAACAGGCACGCTGCAAGTAGGCTGGGCCATGTCGATCTGCTCTCTCAGGTCGGCCGCGCCTCGGGGGTGTTCCCGCACCCGCCGAGGCTTTGTGTCGCCCCTGATTCTATCGTTTCCGCACCTCAACCGCCGTGCGTGCGACCTGACTTGGGCGGTCACGTGAGGTCCGCAGGGTCGATTCCGACGACCTCGTACTTGACGCCGCCAGAGTGTTCCACCTTCGCGGGCTGATCAACTCCGAACAGGCGCCGATAGCTCTCCCTGATCTGCCTCATCTCGCGGAGCGCGGCCAATTTCGGGCCGTCGTCGAGGATGGGCTGCCCGTCATCGCCCTTGACGATGCGGCCGTGGGAGACGACGACGTGATCGCGCTCCAGGACTTCCATTGCCGCCACGAACAGGTCGTCCAACTGCTGGGCTTCGGCCGCGATGAGTTCGGCGCCAGCTTCGCGGTAGACGGCTTCGCGGCAGCGTTGGATGGCGCGCCAGGCGTCGCTTTTGTTGTTGTAGCCGACGGCGTCTGCGATCTGCTGGTAGCTGAGTCTGGGGTTTTCGGCTTTGAGGCGTGCGGCTTGGGCTGCGCGGTCGGCGGCGGCTTGGCTGGGTTCGAAGCGTCCGGTGTTGTTGTTGTGGGGGCGGTCGTTGGGGTGGGGGTTGGGGGTGTCGTTGGTGGCCACGGCGTCCCCTTCTTGGCGTTATACGTATGACGGTTGGCGTGGTTTGATGGTAACTGCGTGTGCAACTGGTGGCGTGGTGCACGGGTGAGGCCCCGGTCCGGGCGGCGGACCGAGGCCTCACTACTGCTCGCGCGGCCTCAATACCCTCGGGTCGTCACGCCGGTGATCTGCACGGACACTTTCGTACTCGCTGAAGCAGTCGTGATCAAAGACGGCTGGTAATTGAGTCTCGTCTCATCCGACAGTTCGGCCGTCGCAATAACTGGGCCGGACTCGTCGCCGCGGATCTCGTAGGTGATCTCATACACCGCGTCCGGGTCGAGGAACTCGCCGCCCTCGTACGTCAGCCTCGGCTCGACCGTCACGTTGCAGCCCGCCGACCCGAAGCATTGCCGCCTGCTGGTGTGCAGCCTGATCGTGAAGTCGTCGGCATCGAGCTCGGCGTATGTCGGCTCCGGGTCCGGTTCCTCCGCCGCAGTGGTGGTGGCGGTGTCTTCGCCAGCTGCCGTATTCGATGAGGTAGTGGCGGCCGGCTTGGTGTCGTCGCGGGTTTGGACGACGACGATGCCGGTGGTGATGATCGCGGCGATGACGGCTGCGCCTGTCCCGATGATGATCGCGTTCGTGCGGTTCCGCTTCGGCTTCGGCGCAGGTGCCGGGAAGGCGGGTGGTGGTGGCGTGGTGTTGTTCATGGTCCCCCCAGGGTGGTGTTGCGTGGTTTGGGGGACGTTATCGGATGTGTGGGCGGCGTGAAGGCGTGTGCTGGTTCTGTTACCCGGTCGCGTCAAAGAGGCCCCGGTCCGGTGGGATCGGGGCCTCTGGCGTGAACGGGGTCAGGCGGTGGCGAACATCAGGGGGCCTCGCCCTCCTTGCGCTCGGCCCAGGCGAGAAGGATCTCTGCCAGGTCCCGCGCGTACTGCGGGTCGTCTACCACCCGGAGCCCGTTGAACCAGAGGTTCCTCGGCCCGCTCGACTTCGCGATGGCGTAGGTGTCGCCGCCCTCGGAGCGTTGCGCGAAGACCAGCCTGCCGTGGCGGCCAGCCTTGACCGCTTCGATGAAGTCGGCGATCTCGGTTCGGGTGTAGCGGAGGGGGACTGTCCAGTCTTGGTCGGTCATGTGGTTCATCCTGTCGGGTCGGGCGGTCAGGCGGGGGCCCGCGCGGTGTGCGCGGGCCCATGGCGGGTCAGTCTTCCCAGCTCTTGGCGACGTCCAGGGCGCGGGCGAGCGCGGACGCGAGCGGCAGGCGCTGCGCTTCGGGCAGCAGGATTGTGCGGTCGACGTCGGCGGGCTGGCCGGTGGTGTTGCGGTCGTAGACGGTGTAGGCGAGCCGCATCCCGTCACCCTCCGGCCGGACCGTCAGGAAGTCACCCCAGTCCGACGTGGCCCATGCGGTGCGCTCGGTGAGGGCGGCGATCAGGCCCGGCACGTCGACGGTCCGCATCGAGTACGCGGGGCCGGTCGGAGTGACCTGGACGTGCGCGGCCGGACAGATCTGAATTTCGACGACACCGTCACCAGCGTCCTGCCGCAGACCCTCGGGAATGATCCGGAGGCGGGTGCCTTCGGGCGTCCACCAGTCCCACGGCTGGGGGGTGAGGTCGGCGATCACACTATTGAGGGCGGTGTTGAAGTCCACGGGGTTCTCCTTCGGGTCGGTCGGGGTCAGATGGGGTTGCCGTCGCAGTCGCGGTAGCTGCCCGCGCTGCCGTGGATGCCGAGGCACTCCTCATGCACGGGCTCGTCGTCGGCTGGTGTGATGGAGCGGGGCCGGACGCAGGCCACGATCACAGCCCCGTCCTCGTCGCGGAGTTCGAAGCGGACACCGGGTAGGCCGAGCCGGTCGGTGCAGTTGAGACACGTGCACGGGTACGCGGCGTACACGCCGTGGAGGTCGGTGAGGGAGCCGTGGTAGGTGACGAGGGTGCCGGGTGTCCAGGCGATGACCGGGTTCAGCATGACGGGCTCCTAGGCGGCGAGGCGGTGGGCGGCGCGGGCGAAGAGGCCAGCAGCGGTGAGGTCCTTGGGCCGGTACACCGACAGCCGGGCGGCGAAGGTGGTGGAGGCGTACAGCTTCACGGCGACGGCCTTACGGACGCGGCCCTTCAGCTTGATGTGCGTCTCCCGCACGCCGTCCGCGATGACGCCTCGGGAGAACGCTCCGGCGAACCGCTTGGCCGTGGCGTCGTCCAGGCCGGCGGCGACGAGCTGGGTGCGGGCGGGCTGGGGCTGGCCGGTGGCGACGGCGCGGTG